GATTAATTTTGCCCGCATAAAAAAATTCAACTTCAAACTCTGATGGTGCAATTAATAATAGGCCGTTTGATGAATCATCCAATTCTGGCGCTTGATGAAATCTTAAAGTTTCTATAATGTTTTGAACTTCTAAAGCTTCTCTTTCATCACGTGGATAGAACATGAATTCAAAAGTAAACTCACGAAAATTTGGTGATGTATATAAAATTTCCATTCTTGGGTTAACAACTGCACCACCCGTACCTAAAAACAAACCTACTTTTGTTGTTTGTTCAGCTCCAAATAAAGCACCAGCACCTTTTGCTGTTGTAGCAGCAAGTGCTGCTTTAATTGTACCACCAAGATTAGAATCCTCTCCTGATTTCATTTTTTCAAAAAGAGAAGAACCTGTTGCAAATGCTTGTCCAGCAAGTTCTTTACCTAACTCTAAACTTTCATAGTTTTGTGAATATGTGAATTGCACCGTGTCTGGCATGTAAAGTGCAATTGAGTCACTTGTTTGAACTGTAGTGTCAATTAGTGCTGTTCTTTTTATTTTTTCAACACTTTGAATGTAGGAAGAGTTGTTTGTGTTTTGTGCTTCTCTTGCAGAACTAAATGAAGAACCTGCTGGTTTAAAAAAACTAAGTTTTCCACCCAATGCTTGATTAATTGAATTGAAAGCCTTGTCTACGCCACCATTAATTGCACCCGAAAATTTTTCTTTAATATTGGGTAAAGACGGTATAGTTTTTCCACCAGTATTTGTAAAAGAAGTTGGTATATCACCTGACGATTGAACACCACTATATTTTGAACTTTTCTGTTTGAATACATGAATAACCATGTAGTGTGCTTTATCATAATTACCAACATCGGCTGGATAACGAAAAAGATTTTTTTTGTTAGCATTTTCAAACAATGAACTAAGAGGTCCACGTGTGCCTTCTTGTTTTATCGTGATATCTGACAGACCGAAAAATGGCATAAGAAATTCCTATTTGTTGACTAGATAGTATTTATGTCAAATAAAGGAAAGTTTAGACCGAAAAACCCACAAAAGTACAAGGGTGATGCAAACAACATCATCTACAGGTCTACTTGGGAAATAAAGGTAATGAATTATTTAGATGAGAATCCGAACGTCATTTGGTGGGGTTCGGAAGAACTTCCTATACCCTATCTCAGTCCGGTTGACAGAAAAAAGCATCGTTACTTTCCAGACTTTATCGCCAAGATGCGTAAAGCAGACGGTACCGTAATGACCTATGTCATAGAAGTCAAGCCTGAAAAACAAACTCAACCACCCACACAGAAGCGCAAGACTAAGACGTTTCTACAAGAAGCGATTACTTACGAAGTCAACAAAGCAAAGTGGTACGCCGCTACTGAATTTTGCAAAGACCATGGCTGGCAATTTCTAATTTTGACTGAAAGACACTTAGGTATCAGATAAATATAAGATGGCGAAACGACTTATTGATAGAATCAAGGAATCCCTTGCAAAATCAGGATATGCACCACGGTCACGTGAAGCACGTGCCTGGTTAAAATCCAAAGTTCCGGCACTCAGACCTACCAAAGGCCAATTGATGAGTGACCGTGAACGATTAAAAAATCAGTCTATCATAGGTCGTATGTACTTTTATTATTATGATCCAAAGACGAAAGATTCGTTGCCATATTACGATAGGTTCCCATTGGTTATTCCAATAGAACGATACTCAGACGGCTTTCTAGGGTTGAATCTACATTACATTCACCCAAAGCGACGAATCATTCTTCTCGACAAGTTAAGCACAATCTTAACGGATCATCGATATGATGAGAGTACAAGATTCAGAATTAGTTATGATTTTTTAAAACGAGCATCTAAAATTTATGAAGCCACGCCGTGTATCAAACGATACTTGTCTGGACATGTGCAGTCTCGTTTTCTTGAAATAACAGCAGATGAGTGGGATATTGCCGTCATGTTACCAGTAGAATCATTTGCAAAAGCAACTGCCAGCAAAGTCTGGTCAGAATCAGAGGATAAATTTTAATGTCGTTTTCACCTAATCTATTTTTGTCGAATATGAATGCAAAGGGCGGTCCCGCACGCCCTTGTCGTTTTGAAGTTATTATACCTTTGCCGGCATACATTGCTCAAGCAGTTGGAAACTCTGTATTAGAAAAAATTCTCAATTTTCCGAATTCAATTTTTAGTGATGTTTCAAGCGCAATCAATCAGGCTCTAGGCACTGGTAATGGCAGCAATGGTGCAAATCCAACTGTGTCTAGATACTTGGCACTTCAATGCGAAGCAGCAGAACTGCCAGGCAGAACATTAGAAACTGCTGATGTACGAATCTATGGTCCATCATTTAAAGTGCCTTATCGTATGCAGTATTCAGATACAAATTTTACCTTTATTTGTACAAACGATTTTTATGAACGCAAATTGTTTGATCGTTGGATGGAGGCAATTATTCCATCAGACACAAACAATATCAGATTTCCAAAAAGTAATGCATCGAGATATTTGACAAACATAAAAATTATACAATATGATGATTTAGTTCGTCAAATTTTTGCCGTCGAACTAATTGATGCATTTCCAGTAGGTATTGCCCCACAAGCATTGAATTGGGGTGATGATGGATTTCATCGACTGTCAATAAGTTTTGCGTATCAAAAATATCGCCCAATTTATGAAGGTAGTTTTGATATTGGTCAAACTCTTACAACACTTGGTGCTGGAGCCATTTCGACAATTGGAAGAAGTTTATTTTAATAATTTGAGAGGAAATTATGTTACCAAAACTTGATGTACCACTTTATTCTGTAAATTTGATTTCGACAGGAAAAGAAGTTCGAATTCGACCATTTTTGGTCAAAGAACAGAAACTTTTTTTAATGGCAGCAGAATCAGAAGATTCCAAAGAAACAATTAATACAATTAAGCAAGTTCTAAAGAACTGTGTACTAGATGATATTGATATTGATTCGTTGCCCACATTTGATCTTGAATATCTGTTCATGAATCTACGTGCAAGATCGGTAGAAGAAGTTGTAAATTTAAAATACAAATGTAACAACACGGTAAAAAATGACAAAGGTGAAGACACTGTTTGTAACGGTACTGTAGAATTTAATGTCAATCTCTTAGAAATTCAGCCAACAAAACATAATGAACATTCAAATAAGTTTATGTTGAATGATAAAATTGGCATCTGTTTAAAGTATCCGACTTTTGAGATGGTTCAAAAATATGAACAAATGGAAGAGAATGATATTATGGTTAATATTTTGGTTGACTGTATTGATTATCTCTACGACGATGATCAAGTATACTATGCCAAAGACTCTTCTCGTAAAGAATTGGAAGAGTTTGTAGATTCTATGCAACAAAAAGATTTAGAAAAAATTCGTATGTTCTTTGACACGATGCCTGAAATTAAAAAAGATTTTGAATTTGATTGTCCAAAGTGTGGGTATAAGGAGGACATGGTGGTTAAAGGACTCCAAAATTTTTTCGCCTAATATTTCGTTATGACACTTTAGCTAATTATTATCAGACAAATTTTGCAATGATGCAGCATCACAAGTATAGTTTGACCGAACTAGAAGAAATGCTACCTTGGGAAAGAAACATCTACATTAGTCTGTTAGTTAATTATTTGGAAGAAGAAAAAGAACGTATTAACGCACAAAAACAAAAACGATAATGGCAAATAAAACGTTTGAAGACTTAGCGAAAGAACTTGGTTATATAAGTTTCGCTGATATGAAAAGAACGATAGGTAGAGGTAAAAGCCTAGCTGAGTCTATCTTTTCCAAAAAAAGAAAAAGTTCAACTTCACCAACTAAGGTGGGCAATCCATCAGAAGGTTCAATCAGTGAAGATATCATACCTTTTCTAAACATCATTGCTAAAAACTCTCTTGCTTTGCCTGGTATGGCAAGAGACATGAATGTGCTTCGTCAAAATATCGTCAAGTTGGTAAAACTAAAAAATGCAGAAGCTCTTACAAAAGCAGACAAATTCTTTAAGTCAGAAGATCAACGTGAGGCAGAATTAGAAGCAGCACGTAAACAAGAAACTGCGCCAATTCAAGAAAGAGAAGGTAAAGCCAAAAAAGAAAGAATGGAAAAAGGTGGTGAAGAAGAAGGTATTCTCAGTTTTCTTTGGGATCTGATTAAGGGTATTTTGGGTGGTTTGTTTCTTGGTTTGGGTATGGCATTTCTTAAAGTTTTCGATCTTGGCAAGTTAATGTCTGACATTGCAGACAAATTAAATCCATTACCATTGATTGAAGGATTATTTGAAACAATTAAAGAAGGTTGGCAAAAAATAACAGAAACAGATATAGTAAAAGAAACTCTAATTAAAGGCGTTGGTAAATTTCTAGATTTTATCACTGCGGGTTTATTTGGTGAAAAAGAGTTACGTAAGTCTTTAGATAGTCTGTCGGAATATCTAGCACCAATGATTGATGTTATGGGTGAGACATTTAATAAAATTGTTAGTTGGCTTAAAGATAATGTTGGTTGGGATCCGTTTACGATACCACTTTCAAAAATAAATGATATACCTGGTGTTGGTGATCTTCTGAAAAAAATTGGATTGGGTTTTTCAGATATTCAAGTTCCTGGTTTCAGACCATTCGATAAGAAAAAAGAAAGTGTTACTGTGCAGCCAACCGGTGCAACTGCACCGGTGCCGCCACCAAAAGAAGATTTGGGCAAAGGAAAAACAGCACTAGGAGAAACAACTTATGATGCTGCGGGCAACGTAGTTTCATCAGATGCATCAGCAGGTAAACCCACAAAAGAAAAAGGTAAAACTGGAACAGCGTCTAAAGAATCTTTAGCAACAAAAGCCGAAACAAATAAAGAAGCAGCAATAGAGTTTCTAAGAAAAAAAGCCTTTGTACAAATAGACCCAAATTCTAAAACTGGATTTTCAAGAGTAGGCACAAACTTTGAAATATCCGAACAAGCAGTAAGACAAGCAATTGCTGACGAAGGTGGTAATCCTGATAAAATTTTAAAAGTAATAAGAAGTAAAGAAACTTCTCCAGAACAAGTTAAAGCTGCAACATCAACTGGTGCAGTTGGTACTACCACTGATGCTGGTTCTACTGAGGCAAAAAGTGCCAGTGGTGCAACAGGAATGTCTGGCGCACCTAGTACAGCAAGTTCTGTTACACCTTCAGAATCATCCCCTTCACCAGCAGCATCTTCCCCAACGACTTCGGGTGCTGCATTATCATCAACATCATCTGAAGTTGCTGAAGGACAAAGAATGGATTCGGCTGCTGATGCTGGAGTGTATGTTGATGCTGGAACGGTGAACAACAGTTCAACAAGCACAGGTAAAAAACCTAAAGAAACTGCTGGCGCATATAACAGTGAATTTATTAACTCTTATTACGCTGTGCCATAATGTTATCCGATCTTCTTGGTCTTACAATAGACAAGGGTGACTTAAACAAATCATCCCCATCACCAGTAGTTGGTGCGCTTAAAAAAACAGC